TCAGGAAAACGCGCCTCACAGGATTCGAACCTATATGAATGATTTTGGAGATCATCATCCTACCATTGAATGAGAAGCGCATAAGCTATAGACACTACCTAAACCTACACACGATAAAGCTTGAGATATATCGTAGTGCTATAGCTGTATTCTATTCTACTGGAGTAGTGAAGTATCCTTTATTAGTGGTTGTCAATTTCTTAGGACGAAAAGTATTCCGCCGCGTTGTAAACGCTAGAAATTCCCGTATGATTACTCTCACATTACACCAGTAAAATATATGGTGCGAAAAACTTTTGGATCGTTATATTATTCATATAACTTGCTGTTAGAGACTGTATCGAGACTCATTTTTTGTTTCGCTGGTCGGGAATCAGAGATTTGAACTCTGTCTACACGCTCCCAAAGCGCGGGTGCAACCTAAACACTTATCCCCGATATCACCAGTTATTACACGATACTGGTAAACGTATGTTGCTAGTCTATAGTTCACGTATCTATACACTTGTGAATAGATAAGACATGTCTATTTTAGTAGCTTGTATTTCCCGCGTTGTTACTTTATAAAGAATTGATAGAGTCGTCTATCAAACTCTATAGCTTTAGCGTATGCCCATACTATTAGGATTACGCCTACAATATAAGTAATAACATCATACAATGTATCTGCTTTACTTGTATTCAACAGTATGATCATTGCCAATAATACAATAGTTTGCATGTTTTTCCCTTCTATTTAGCTTCATAAAGAAACTTGGTATTTCCCATTAGCTTGCGGTTTGATGATGTACTCTGTATATATACATCATAAGGCAAACTATATGACGGTCTTACTGTACCACGTTGACCTAAAGGTAAACCAATAAGATCACGTGCTGCTAATCCAGACCACATATCACCTGTTTTCTTATCTACTAACACTACTTCTTTACGCTCTTGTACTAACTCAGACTTTGTTAGTTGATAAAAACCTCTACCTTTTCTGAATGTAGCTCCAGTGCTACGTACAAAGTCATCTATGCGTGTATTATGATCTACGTGTAATACTTGAAATCTAGCAGGATCTACTTCTCTCAAGTCTTTTGTATCACCAGTAGAGCGAGTAATCAATGGATCATACGTATATGCTGTTTCTTTGCCTAATAGTGTATTGATCATTGTAGAGATATTACGGTTGAATAATCCTTGTGTTTGTAGATTACCCGCATATTCTTCTACCTTTTCTACGCTATGTTGTGAGTATATAACAGCGGTCAAATATTCTGCTACATCACTAAACTGCATAAGGTCTAGCTTTGGTGATTGTGTCATCGCTGCTAGTTGCTTATAGAAGTGTGTATGAGCCGAACGATTTAGCGCCTGGATAGGAAAGAACTTTACTCCTAGCTGATTGACTAGGATATTAGCACGGTCTATCCAGTTTATGTTATTCAGCGCTGATCCATTACTAGGAATATCATATCTACGTGTAGGATATCCCATAGGATGTGGCTCACAATCACCAATAAGAATAAGCGCGCGTGTATCACCTAGCCATGATAGATATTGTGATTGATCTAATACATACTCATAACTTGCGTGTCTACCATCACAACCAGCAGTATTCTTTGTAGCGCGTAGAAATCGTACTAAACTATCCTTATCTGTTGATAGATCGTGTATATCGATAAGTCTATCACCGTCACAGTATGATCCGTGATTTATTATTCCTATACGCAATCCATCAACAGAATCGAATAATGTAGTAATAAAGCTCTCCACCTTACGGCGTACTTCAGCAATAGCAGGACTCATAGAGCCTGTACTGTCAAACGATATTACTACATCATTTATCATAGTCTACCGCGATTCCCGCGTAATACAAATTCAGCCATAAGTCCTACAAGAGTCTTATCACTAGGACTCTGTACTTCGCGTGCTACTTCTGTATTACTTAGTGTAGATAGATTTGCAACAGCCTCACGATAACGACGTAGAAGAGCGTTACGAAGATGTGTAGTCTCCATATCTGCGATACGAATCAACCCCTTTGAAGTTGAGTTATACCAGATACCATCATCAAGTGCTGGTATACGCTGTCCTAGTGTACGTGCTACGTCACGAACTTGCTCTAGTGTTCCTTCTACTACCATTCCATTAGGGAACTGTACTTTCATGTTTTTGTTTCCTTTCCTTTTTATTATTCCTTATTGTCAATGGTGCCACATGTAGGACTCGAACCTCACAACATAGTTCCAAACTACGGATGCTAACCATTACATCACATGTGACATGTATTTGTAGCGGCGATTATAGTGATTACCACCAGACTCCTTCCATATAAGCTTCAGTTATATGTATATAGGGAATAATCGCCGCGTTATAAAGCTCCGTTTCTTTATAGTGTCGATGTGCTACGCATTCATATCATTTACGGTCAAAACACTTAGTAAGTAATCAATAATCAATATAATAAAATATAAGATTGAGTATAAGGACTTACGTTTATATCCAGCAACTAGCGTGTAACGGCTGTCCACTGATATAATACAACCTTCATAGGCTTTACCTCCATTCACTAAAGAATACAAGTCGTCATCTATGCTATACCTACTTGAAAGTTACTTTTGTTATCTTTATGCGACCTGTAAACAGGACATCCATAAAGTTACTATAGCACTTACAACATTTCATGGTGTAGATGATAGGAATCGAACCTACAAGCTTTCGCGGAAGTTTTACAGACTTCGGAACTCACCACCTGTTCAACATCTACATATACCGTGGTTCCGTTGTATAGTCACCACAAACCATTTTTAGCCATTCCTAACTACACGTCTATGGCTAACCGCTTCTGGTGGAGATGTGGAGGTTTGCACTCCAGTCTTACGCACTTAGTTATTTCACTTGCTTACTTATGACTGAGCCATTTATTTCAGCATCGTTACGCAATCGAAGCTATGCATCCCCATATTAAATTTTACTAGGCTCATTTTGTTTTTCGTGTAAAGAAAAGTTTTATTTGATTGCTGTTAGAGCCTTATGGTGGCGGAAGCCGGATTCGAACCGACATATCAAGTTTATGAGACTCGCCAGTAGCCGTTACTGTATTCCGCGTCAATTTCGCTATATGATCACTATATCATACCTTTATCAGTTTGTCAAGCACCAGTTTTCTACGGTCTAAATCCAGGGATACAAGCTCTTTCTTCATAACTATAGAAATAACCTTTCCCACAATCAGGATTATATGGATGTGTAGCTACAGTATGGCAAGCATAAAATAGCATAACCATCAATACTAAAAATAATGTAAAAGAAACTGCCTGTAATAACTTTTCAGCCATCCTATCATATCTCCCTCTGTTTGTCAAGTACCAGTTTTGAGAAGCTAGAATCTGTTTCATTAAGCTCTATGGTGTCTGTTGCTACTGTCGTAGCTGTGTCTGTTTTATCCAAGCTATCTAGCTTCTCTGTAGACCGTGCCATAAGATGTACGTAGTGTATCATGCGCCAGCTTATTTGTCAAGTAAAGATTTGGTAAAAAAGAAAAATGCCCTATAGCACATACCGTAGTATATTACTATAGGGCATTACAGTCAGCTATTTGTTAGTAACTACTGCTGAGACTTCAAGGGTAGATGGTGTATTAGGATCAAGAATATCCTTAGCTTTAGCATCACTAATGTTTGTAGGAGTAGCATCTTTCGCTTGCTCTTTTGCTTCAGTAGCTAATGCTTGCTGTGGGAATAATACACGCTCTAAACCTAAAAGTCTAAATGCACTATAGTAGAAGGCTTGCGCTGCTACTAGTATGACTGATCCTGTTGCTATTATACTGCCGCCAAAGTTTATTGAGCCGCTAATATATGCTGTTAGGAAACCTCCGACTAGTGATAAAGCTGCTAATATAGCAAACTTTACGTAGTCGGGTAGTTTGATAGTCGGAAGCCAAGCAATAATAAAGGGTATTACTACGGCGCTAATACCGCCTAATAGGAGCTTTGCATCTTCAATTGATAGGTTCATTTGTTTTCCTCATGCGCTTGATTATCTTGATTACTAATATAAAATACTTTTCTATTGAACTTGTCTAGTTCTTCTCTTAGACTCTTTACTTCAAACTGTAGCTGTTTTACAGTCAATGTAAGATCGGTAATCTTTTCTAATTGACTACCTATAACTACTTGTGCTGCTGATAATTGCTCATTTCTATGTTCTAGGCGTTCGTCACGTAATCGTATTTGTTCCTCTTTCTGTTCTAGTTGTTTCTCATAACGCTCATTGAGTGCAAGTAGATCATCCCTTACAGCTTCGCCATATTGTTGTAGTGCTGTTTTATTTTCTGTTCTCTGTTTAGCTATGCCTAACCACAAGCTTACGCCTACAGTTAGGACAGTACCTACGAGAGATATGACTAAAGGTAGATATGCATCCATATGTATTGCACCCGCATTGTGTAATATTAGTGTCTCTCATCCATACGCCAAAAGGCAAATGTTGTTATTCCTATCAGAATCATATAGTATCCTATACCAGCAGCTACAGGGAAAGTTTGAAATATGTACGCAGTTAGATAAAGTAATATGCCTATATTGAGAAGTAGATTGAACTTTCGTAACCAAACTGCATTACTATACAATCCAATAACATGTATGAGTGCTATGAATGTAAGTACTGTAGCTATTTGAAAACCTGACATTACTGTACGCAATGTCATGAATAATGAGCCGCTAATATATCTCTCTGGTAAATACGATAGGATAGCATACCATATCCAGTCCAGCATATAAAGTATTTCTAATACTTTCGTTATTTGAAATGGCTTACTTATGTAATCCCATAACGCCATAGCGAATGTGTTTCTCATTTGCTGTTCTTGCTTCATGTTATCCTACAATGGTTAGATTACTCGTATGTGTAAATCCTAACCCATCTATTGTTATTCCGTTATGCTTTCCTCTTGTAATGTGCGCCCATGTATTTATTCCATTGATGTATGTTCCGTTTTCATCGACTTTCGTAGCTTCAGACTCTATTATGTCTCCCTTTGTCAATCGTAACGGAACTACATTATCCGCTATGCGTGGTGATGTTCGTATCTTTGCTATGTCTGCTATTACTTTGTATCTAATAAACGGTTTAGCTGTGGGTATTTCAAATAGTCTATTACGCCATACGTAGAACTCAGTGTCAGTAAAGCCACTAGGATCTATCTTTCTTCCTTTTGGTATAGCTACACGTCTATGTGTTTCTATGAGATCTGGTAAGAGTATTTTATGTTTTATTGATAATGTTTGGACTATCCATGTGAGCGCGTCGTGCATAGCTTTTGTCCAAATACCTTCTCCTGGCGTATAATGACACTCAATACCGATGCTATTATTGTTATTGAAACGCGGATCATTTACTGCTCCAGCGTGCCATGCTCTTAGCATTGTATCAAGGAACTGTGTTATTTGTCCTTCTTTTCCTACGATGTAATGTGCGCTTATCTTTTTTGATGTGTATATGTATCGTGCTTCACTATAATATGTTGAGCCTTTAGCGCCATTGGTTGAATGTACTATGATGGATTTGGGATTACTTAGCTGTCTGTAATCCCATCCATTTCCTAATCCTAGTTTTGATTTATCGAGTTGTATTATATCTGCCATATACTCTACCTATTTTGCTACTGGTTTAGCTGCTGGTTTTGGCTGTGCTTTTATTGTCTCAAGATTTCTTTGATGTGCTACTTCGCTCTGCTTCATTGTAAACTCTTGGTTCTGCTTAGTAGTATCCATCTGGAACTGTTGATCCTTCTGCTTCTGTAGCTCTGTAGGACTTGGAACATCCATTTCAATCTCTGTTTCAATCTGCTTTGCTTCTGTCTCGTAGTCTGAGCCATATAGTTGTGCTACAGTATCCTTACTAATAGATCCACCATTTAGCGTATCATTAGCAAACTGAATAAGCGCTGTCATGTCTGTAGTAGCTATAGGACTAAAATAAGGTTCAGGAAGCGTATCAAAATTATTGATCTCTGCTAGTTCCTTATACAATGCTTTTAGCCATACTATCAAAGCATCTCTTAGATCTTCTAATGTAGCTTTTGGCCCTATCGATGCTATTTTATTATCGGCGGCATTACTCTTAGCAGTTTCACCTACAGTAAGAATACGCGGGAATCCTAATCCAAGAAAAATATCTGAGTTAGGTTCAGCATATTTAGCTTCATTTAGTAACGCATCTAATGGAGGAAAGATCCATTCAATCTCTACAGTATGGTTAGTAAACAAATTGAATATACGTTCACCTGTACTGCTCTGCTGAATAACTGTAGCTTTTATACCATCAATATCATCATCATCAGCAGGAAAGTCTTTGTCACCGACTCTTACGTGTCTTATAGCTTCAATAGCTCTCTCTGCTATACTTCTATCCATGCTCTTTAGATACTCTTTATGCTGTAAACTTTTGAGAGCATTTTGTAAGAAAGGTATAGGATAATCATCATAGCTATTTTGTTTACGATATACAGGACGTACATCTTCTAGTGGGAATTTTATTTTCCCGCGTTTTACATCAGCTACATACTCAGGAAAATTATCTACTAAATATTGATATGCTTCTTTATCTACTGTACCGTCCATACGAACACCACTGTTCTGTATAAAGACTATTTCATCTTGTGGCACTTTATAGTAGACTTGACGATCCATTCCTGTAGGACGCCGCTTCAACTCTATATGCTCTGGATTACGTACCCATACTTTATCAATAGTTGTGTAACGTTTTCTTCCTAACTGCTCTGCTATTTTATTACCTAGTAAACGCTGTGTTGTGTACTGTGGTATAGCCATACCATGTAGTAGATACTCTAATGCCATTATCTTTAGTACTGGCTTCAACTCTTCTACTAGAGCGTTGTAGAATGCTAGTGTTTCTGGCGCTACTTCTGTATCACTTCTCTTTGTCTTTTTACGATTACGTATAACTGTAATGGACATTTCAGCCATTCTATTTACTACCGTTCCAGCTATAGGATCATTCTCATAGAACCATCTTACTAGCGGTAGTGTATCGTGATATGTTCTCTTCTTATTCTTATCTGGATTTACATACCCTAGCTGATAGTTCTTTCCAGCGTTATAGAAAGGTATATCTCCTATGGTTAGCTGGTTTGTAGCTGCTTTAGCATGGCCCAATTTAGTTATGCTAAACTGTGCTAATTTCTCTTCAGCTTTTTCTAACTTACCTTTTACTGTATCATACTCAGCAGCTAAGTTACGCTCTGCTATGATTTGATCATCGATTGTCATTGTCTCTCCAATAAATCTATTTGTAGGAAGCCCGTAGAAGAATAAATAAAGTCTACCCTATACTCAGTATGGATTTACTTCTATCGTTCGTCTGCGGTCTTCCTGTAGCGTCTAGGGGCATTCTATGTAAGTGCGCCTTTTGGTTTGCCAAGTTTCTTCAGGTATGGATTTGCTACTTCCTCTTTAGCGCCCATAACAAAACAGATATAGGATGCGAATATGTGATCATCGTCATCCGCGCCAGCACCACCTTTACCTGACGCGCCTCTCTCAGAGATGATAAAGAAGGTATCTCTACCGTTGATACTTTTCTTCTTTGCTACTCGCTCCATCTGTGATAATCCTTCGTTGTCTATTTCACTGAAGCGTAATCTTCCTTCTTGTATGATGCGTGCTAGTTCTGTAGCAGCAAAAGGTTTAGCTTCCTGAAATAGTTCCTCTCCATCATCGTCATATCCTGATAATACATTTTCTTTGAACTGTACGCCTAGAAAGCGTTTATCGTATCCTCTATTTTTGTATGTTTCGCCATACATCATATTATGCATTATCGATGATCCATTACCACCAGCACCAATATCTATTACAATCTGATCTGGATGATAGAAGTCATCTAGCCAGTGTATAACGTTTTGCTGCTCATTGAAATCTATACGTGTCAAGCGTATTCTGATGTATGTACGCCATATACCTTTAGCATCTCTCCCTAGTACTTGTATAATGGTAGGATCTGCAAAGCCAGGATCTATAGCAAACATAATACGATCTAATCCAGTAGGTAATGATTGACGTTCTAATATGTCTGTGAAGTGCTGTCCTTTACTTACGTGAGTGCTATTATATCTCTGGTTATAAAATGGGAATGTTTCGATTGTAATACTCTCGCGCGGTATAACTTGATAAGCAGCAGCACCATGTTTCCCTAATACAAGCTGTTGAAACCTATCATCTGCTTCCCCACCATAACGACGTAAATCATCTAGATAGTTTTCATAGTTATAACCCATGACATTATTAGGCGCGGGTATTCTATACTTCTTATATTTAGGAGTTTGTACATCTAATAGATATAGTACGCTATTACGTAGACCGTTAGGAACTCCACCCCAAACTTGCTGTCTTTTAGGTTCCCATGAGTTATATGCTGGCATTAGCTGTGTATATGCTGGTAATGGGAATAGTTGTGCTTCATCACCTACAATACGTGGTACGTGTAAACCTACCATGTTCTGTTCACCATTACTACCGGCAATACGCATCCAAAACTTTAGTGAGCCTCCATTCTTTCTAGGGAACTCCATAATACCAATAGACTTATTTATCTTACCTTTCAAGAAGTCTTTTAGTAATGGACTTGCTGTAAAGCGACTAATAAATCTAGATTGAGGCATGGACATTTGAGCCTGATTAGCGGTTACAAATACCATTTCCGGCGTAATAGGAAACTCAGTATGACTATTCACTATAGCATGAACTAACTTATCCTCTAATACAACAGAGTTATGTACATAGACATTATCACCTATGTAGTTATTATGCTCATAAACATGTACGGCATATGTGTCTGTTATTTTATGCGATTGCCACTTATGTGTTATTTTTTCGTAGCGTAATGAGTCAGAGAAATCATCTCCCTCTACTGGAGGTTCCAATATACCCACACTTACACCAGGGATAATGAATGTTTTCCAGAAACGATATACAGCACGGTAGTTGAGTAGTGATAATCTATACGTTTCTCCTATTGTATCTATACGCGATTCTACACAAAAGTATAACAAAAGTTCCTGAAAGTCCTTAGCTAGTTCTAAATGATGTAGATCTAGAGTAATTTCTTTAGTCTTTATATCCGCAAACTGAGCAAAAACAGCTTCTAAGAATACCTGTATATTATCTAAACTTTCTTCTTTTATCATGTCAGGTATTCTAGGCAAGCCATATTTTCTCATAGCATAGTGTGTACCTAGCTGTTGTAATAGAGAGGTAAGAGGATGTTTATATGCCCCTTTTCTACCTACTAATCTATAGTTACCATCGAAGTCTTTTACCCATGTTGTTAGTAGTTTATCTGATATAAGTTCTAACTCTGCGCCTATCTTTTTATAACGCGGCTTTATTGTATCATTAGGGGAAAAATCTCGCTCTAATGCCGTGTATCCTAATATACGTAGCTCATGCCACTGTAATGCGCTATTCATACTATCGTGCGGTAAGTGTGTAGCTACTGCTACATAATCTCCCACATCTAAAGCATCCATAAGCTTGAAGCCTTCTGGAGTTAGGATAGGATGTAAGGCTGTAGTTACTACCTCATGTCCACTTTCTGTTCTGATTGTATAGCACGGCGATAACTTATCTCTTACAACAACAGCGCGGCGCTGTACAACATCCATCGTCTTAGGATCTAACGCATAAGCAATAAAGTACTTCTCACGTCCTAATTCTCCAATAGTTCTGTATCCTTTTGTTGTTAGTACTCTAGCGCCTGATGGTTGACATTTACCGATAGCTCTACCACCAGTGTATAAAATAAACTCGCTAGTGTCTGATAAGAACTCTTTTTGATAACCTCTGTACTTCCATGGTTCACCTTTAGGCCAAACGTTCTTATCTATTTCACCGTCTGCTGTTCTACGTAAGAACTCCCCGAACCATATAGGATCTTCTATTATCTCTAATAGCGCTAGTTCTTCTACATCTAGTTTTTGCTTTAGCATTATTCATCACCTATATTTAGTTCATTTGGTATGTCATCGAATGTAGGCGCTGATACTCTTCTTGCTTGCTCTACTTCTATTGGATACTTCTTACGCCATTCAGCATCTTTTACATCGAAGAATACATCTCTTTCTTTACGTGTAATAACTATTTGTTTCTTACATTGTGGACATTGAAATGATGCTGAGTAATGTGTAGTATCATACACGCCACTTATTCTACCTACCATTATATTACACTGTTTACAGTATACTTTTGTTAGACGTTCTTCATTATCTAACCATTCTTTTGCTCTAGCTTTTAGTCCTGCTATGTAATCTGCTGTACTCTCCGCGCTTTCTTGTTTTCTACTCTTACGGTCTATACCTAATGTTCTTTCGTAGACAACATTACTCTCACTTAGCGCTACTAAACTGTCTAATACTTTCTTCAGTGCTACAGGATCTATTTCATCTAAGTTTGTAAGATCATTCATTTGCTGCTGTAGCTTCTCAATAATGATCTGATTACGGATCATGGTATGTAGGTTTGCTATATCATTAGGACTGTCTAAGCTCTCTACATTATACTTTGATTTATACTCTTCGAGTATCCTATCAAATCTTCTTTCTTCTAATGGTTTTCTTGGCATTACTTACTTATCTCCATAAAAAAGAGAGCCGCACAATAAAGCACGACTCTCTTTCCTCTAACTACCTAAACTTTCTAAAACTTTATATACTATCAGTATACCTAGTGTTGTAGATACTGATATAACTATACACATTCATTTATCTTCCTGTTCTACGCTCCATCCATATGCGTGTTTACACACGCCACGAATCATCTTATAAACTAAGCTGTAATCATAACTATTAGACTTACACCAATCTGCTACATTAGGAACATAGACACATATATTATCTTTACACAACGTTCTACCTACAGCACGTGCCTTCACTTGAAGTGCGTTATTTCGTTTCCATTCTTCTGTTCTTGGTTTTCTATTACCTATCAACTTTCTAGTAGCATCGGTATGTTTATGTCCTAAAAAGTTTGATCCACCCTCACCACCATCAGACATGTTGTATAGATCGTAGCCTAATGATTTGAAGTGCTGTATCCAATAACGTTCTCTTGTATCTACATTTATATCTGTCAGATTACTTTCAATTACTATCCATGTAAATGCATTTGCACCATACTTGCTAATAGATGAATGTAAATGTAGCTTGCTATTAGCTTTAGCTGATTTTATATGTTGAGCTACACGCTTATCTAAACCTTGCTTTGTTTTACCGATGTATAGTTTACCTGTAATCCTGTTTATTCCTTCATATATGATATGCATAGTGACTCCTATTCTACTCTTGTCTACCATGATTATACGATAGACAAGAGTAAATAGTTGCACTTATCTATTTGTGTGTGTAGTCCGTGTAGCTCATATTCTTACCTATAGCTACTGGTGATACAGTAGCAAAGCTAGTGCCATAAGCCTTATTGATTATCCATGGAATATATACATCATCTCCAGTAGGACGATAACTATTTACATTGTATAGCCACGTTACAGCGCGTAATAAAGCTTTGTCGCTCCAGTTCCATACATCATATCCAGCACGTGATAATAGTTGCGCTTGTACTGATGCGCCTTGTAACGCTTCCCAAACATAGTTTTCTTTTGGTGCTGGCCATGTAAAGCTACCGCTTCTACGCTGATCATCTGGTAATACACCATCTACATTATGCCCTTGTATTGTGGCATTGATAGGATTGATACCTACTGGTGTAGAAGGGTTACTTTGCCATGATAGATCACCATAATCGAAACCATGATATGCTGCTCTATCTCCTAACCATCCCTTGAATACATTAGCTGCTGTTGCTAAGTCGGCAGTATCACCTAAGTATCTTGCTATAGCTACTCTTGTAGCGCCAGCATGAGTACCCCAATTATTAGGTCTATCTTCGTGTGTACTTATAATCGTCTTACCGTCTAATACTTCTGTTCTAACATCATCTAACCAATTCTTGAATGTATTATTATTAGCTGTGTTATACGTCTCTAAAGATATTAGGTCGGCGCTGATTACATACGATACGATATTACGAGATGGTTCTAATGATCTACCGCCTACTTCAGTTCCTATACAGGACATGATTGCTGTAGCTACTTTACTTCTCATAGCGCTATCATGTGTTCTAGCGTAGTATAACGCGCCAGCTAATGTATAAACATCATGATTACTATTCAAGTCTTTTAGATTAGCAGTTCCCCATGAACCTAAAGCCTTGCTCTTTACATTATCCCATGCAGCGCCAGTCATAGGTAAGTTAGCTATTTCTGCTGCTGATAACCATATGCCTGATATACTACCGCTAGGCTGTGGTGTAGGATCTGGTGTAGCTACAAATGATAGAGTAGCGTTATTTCCTGTTTGTGCTACATTCAATGTACCTGATCCTATGCCAGCTACTACAATGCTATCGCCTGGATTGAGATTTTGATTGTATTGTGTCATTGTATCTCCTGTCTATTTATAGACATAAAAATAGAGAATAAATCCCTGTTGACTTATCCTCTATTCTATAATAACATGTTTTATACTATTTGTCAAGTAAGGCTATCTAATAGGACATACGCCACTATCACAATCTGCATCTAATAACTCTGACATTTTATTTTCTCTCTCTATATCCTTTAGCGCTTCTATGATAGTATGTGTTTCGATATGTGTAAGCTTTGCGGCTCTTTCTAAATACTCTTGCTCAGTAATAGGTTCTTCTGGTAACTGTGGATATGCTGTTGTATCTTTTGGCATAAAAGAAACCGCAACGTAATCATCCCAATTCTCAAGTAACATATCTATAAGCGCTTCTACTTCATCAGGTGAGAATTCTATGGTAATAGATGTATTATGATCCGTCCAATAACGTTGTAAGTCTAAGTATCTACCTAATTGACTAATAGCGGTTTGCTCACTACTCTTTATCTTAGCATTCGTAGCTACAGGGAACTCGATTACCCATGTATTACTTTTCTGTAGTTCTGCTGCTAATTCGAATGTTCGCATTGCTTTTAGTTGCGCTTCTGTAGGGCCATTTTGTAATACTAAAGGATAAACAGGATATCCAGCATCTAACATTACTTTTGCTAATGGATCACTACTTGTTATTCTTACTCTTCTAATGAAGTAAGGCGCTCTACTCATATGCGCTCCACTACTAATCATTGGTAGTTTGCTTATTGTACCTGATGGTTTGATAGTCGTTACAAGTAATGGTGTAGGCACTCGCATTTCTTTAGCATAATATATTGCTTGTTGATTAGCAGAGTAGTTTAGGTCTTTCAATAAGTCAGCTAATTCATCACTAATACTATATGTATCCCATCTCTGTAGCTCTTTCTTATTCCATCCTAATGCTGTTTCGAAGTCCATGATACCCGACAATGATACTCCAGTAAGTCTATCTCTTTTCTGTACTGCATCCCAATCAGACAAGTCTAGGTTTACATTTGTTTGTCTAAGACCTATACGAGTAGCTAGTTCTACAGCGCGGAATAATGCTCTTTCATCATAACCTTTTGGTTGAGTAGGATCAATAAAACCCGCCATGTTTACTTCAGTAAGATTACATACGCCTCTATCAGCTAAGAGTATTTCAGCACATGGATTCAATCCACTGAAGTTAGGTCTACGTTCTCTAGCTGCTATAGCGTTCACAAATCCTGGCTCTCCATTATTCTGTATACGTGTGAATATATCTGTTAGTATTTCCTTCGTAGGTTTCTCTTCAAAGAAGATACTATTATTACTCATTGAACGCTGGTTATTGCCATAGTTATTTGATCCTTCTGTCCATAGGTCTACTTTAGCGTTTAGTGTTTCTGTATCATCATAACTGAATAAAGCTATTTCTGATGTTCTTCTTACTCCACCTACTACTACATTTTCACCTATATGGTTTTGTATATCCATAGCGTCTATTGGTCTTAGTTTACCATGCGGCGAGTTTGTTATTACTTTGTGTATCGCGCGAAACATGCTCTTTAGTGCGTTGTGTCCACTAGCTCTACCACCAAAAGTCTTTAGTTCCTCTCCCTGTGGTCTAACACTATCGTAGTTTATAACGATGCTTTCTACATCATCTCTGAGCATAGCATTCAAGTAGTGCTTTAGCCCATCTACCCATCCGCCTTTACTGTCACCAATAACAATAAGGATGGATGCTGCTCCATCTGTATTATCTTCGTATACTAATGTATCTTCTATTCTCTCTGTTTTGAGTTTGCCATGATACGGCTTATGCGCTACAACTACTTTTGTATTGAATGATGGTAGTTGTGATACATCTTCTTTTAGAACACGGAAGCCTACACCACTTCCTACCATAAGTAGATGGAATGTTTCTACAAACGCTGTTAGTTTATCTACTACAATGAAAGAACAATTGAAGTTAGCCTCTCCAAATCTTTTAGCTGATTCTGTACCGCCGATCCACATTGTTCTACCGGCTGTAAACAAACGTAGATTGAACATCGTATCATATAGTTCTTCAGCTTCTTTTATTAGTTTTTCTTGTGTAGCTGGCCCTTGATATAAATCCATAGAGTATTCAACTACTCTTCTTACTGTTTCATACCATTGTTCTCTACGCATTTCATTATCTAACCATCTACTATATGTGCGTAGATATATGAAATGTCCTAATCCATTACCACCAAACGGAACACTTTTATTCTTATACTTGTCAATAAACTGATCTGATAAATACATCAACACGCACACTCCACTTCTACTAAAAATAAAATGCGCCCATGCTAAATGAGCGCATAAGAAAGAAACACTATTTACTTACTTGAGTAATCCATGACTTTTTAGAAATCCGTATATCCAATCATTGACCTTACTAAATAATACATCTTGAAATCTAGCATCTAATCCATCAGTTCTATTACCAGTAGCTAAAGCTTCGATAAGTCCAGATAGTCTATCATTTATCTTCTGCCATACTACATCGATACTTGGTTTGCTATTCGCTACAGCTAATGCCGTATTAGCTCTATTCATTGCGTCTTTAGCATCATTCTTAGCTGTCTGCGCTAGATCTCTTGCGTACTGATCTACGCTTGTTACTGCTGTACCTACAACAGTATGTACTATTGGATAGTTATTCGTAAATTGCTTATACTGGTTTATGAAGAATGTTTTTGCTACTATTGGTGATTTCTCTGTTGCTCTGTACGTTCCGGCGACATATAAACCAGCGGGAGTCCAATTCAATCTACCAGCACCATTGATAGGTTCAGGTAATGGAATACGCTCCACTATGTTATTCTTCATGCGGCATAAAAAGAATTCGAAGAAATCATCATCATTGTCTTTTGAGAAATTATCTCCATACCAGATATATCCATCTGCATCAGGAAAAGCATCTAAGGCATCCGCTCCACCATAGAAATGATATCCTGTAGGGGCTACTAAATTCATCTACTTTATATCTCCACCATAGGCCAAAGTCTTTCCCTCTACTGCTGTTTCCTCTTCCGTTGACTGTGGTTGTTCGTCTGTTATTAGTTCCCATTCTAGTGTAAGGTTATTCATATACACAGCTAAATTAGCTGCTATACGAGCGTCTAGTATCTTCTGACTTACTACGCGCTGAAATACATCACCATCAATAGCTATATTACCTTTACCATCATTCTCAGTAAAATCAGTTATAGGTATAGCAAACTCATAACGCTTGAAATCATTATAATCTGTAGCTTCTGTATGTGTATAAACATTTACGCGCACAATACTAGGATTGATTGTCACTATATTATCTACGGTTACTTTCATCTATTATCACCACTCCCTTGTATAACGCCGCGTTCTTTACGTGACGCTAGTTTATCAATATTTTCCTGCGCTATATCTTCAAGTGAGAATCCTAGCTCAGTAGCTAATACAGTTATATACCAAAGAGCATCACCTAACTCAGCACCGATAGATAAGCGTTTATCGTCACGAATAACACTATTATCATCACGAATGATTTTCTTTAGCTTTCCTTGTATTTCTCCCACTTCTCCTAAACCTAAACCAAGATATGCTAAGTTCAATACCTTCGATCTATCTGGTGGAGGATTCCATGTCTTTAGCGCAGCTATTTGGTATTCGTCTATCCTCATATAGCGTTAGTTCCTTTCTATATATTTCAAATCTTTTCGTGTAGCGGCTTCGATATCAAAAAAAGTTCCATAAGGTTTCTCTAATTTACTGACATACGCAAGCCTAAATACCAATTCGTGTTTATCTACCCATATATGCATGTTCTCTACAAAGGGCATATTTCGTTCTAATGTAATAAAAAGCCGCTGATACACTTCAGCAGCATCATTCATAGCACCAATGGAAACTCTATATACTCCCTCAGTTTCATCTAGTATCTCATTAGGATCTATGACTACCGTATCTGGTAACTGATAAGTTTCTGTATTCTTTCCAAAGGTGACTCGTGTAACAGAGCTAACCACATCTGTCATAATTT